GACGCAGGGTGCGTTGGGTGCCCAACGCCGCCGACAAACTCCGAGATGTTGGACAGGAACAGCCCGGCGCCATAACGTAGGCGGAACAGCGCTTGCCCTCCCCCGTTATGCGTTGAACCGCGCACGTTGCTGAAAGTCAGCGCCGAGGCAAATCGTTCAGCGCTGGCGCCGCACCAAGCCAAGGTGCCGATGTTTTCCAGCAGCAAATCGTCAAACTGTAGACGCGAGCAATACTCAAACCGGAACACGTTAGATCCAGCCGCAGGCGCGCTCGCGTACTTAATCTTAAGCGAACGCGCTCCCCCGCCTACTACCAGCGGCGACGTAGCATCGCCCCACGAGAACAGGCTCCCGCTCTGCGTCAGAATTTCGGTTCCGCCCGATGACTGCCCCACGATCCATATCTCGCCGAGGCCGTTCGTAATCGGCGCCAATCCCGCAGGGATCAAATAGCGGCCGTCGGGGAAATAGATCGTGGTCCCTTGCGTTCGGCCGTTTGCCCAGGCAATTAGCCTGTCAATCGCCAAGGTGTCATCAGTCACCCCGTCGCCCTTAGCGCCGAACTGGCGAACCGAAACCGCCGATCGCTCTGCGAGCTTCCAGCGTCCGCCGTCGTCGGCGACGATAACCGACCCGCCGTCATCACCGCTGACGGTATCAGTCGAATCCAGATAATAGGCGCCGCCGCCGCCATCGCCTGGCGCGTAATAGCCTGCAACGAACGCTGACTTTGATGGGTTGCTTTTTACAAGGGCGCGAAGCGCAGAGATAGAACTGACGACTTGTCCGCCGCCGCCAATCATCGCCGCACCGCCCGAGCCGGCAAGCTCCTGCCGCAGCACGGCATCGCCCACCGAAACGAATTTCGGCGCATCGACTGCCCAGTCGCCAGTCAGCGAGTACGGTAGCGCCAGCTCGGCCTTTGCCCGATAGAACTCGCCGTCTTTGCGGAAGACTTCGCCGTAATTTTCGATCAGAAGACCGGCCGCATAGTCGCCCCTGATCTGATAGCCGAGACGTGAAAGCGCATCGGTTACCTGCTGCCTGATACCAGCCAGGCTCTTGCGCGGCACACCAAGACGATCCTCGTATTCCAACTCTTGGCCGTTGGCGAACTTGTCCAAGTTCTGCGCGTTGTCATACAGATCCCGCGCGTCGGTCGAGCCAACAGGGTTTCCGGTATTGAAAGTCATGCTTTTACTCCAGGCGAACGAAATCGCACGGCGTCCTTGCGGGCCGTGTCCGTTATGTGGTTTTGGCTAGTTGTTAGGCGGGTGTGGCGTTGTCGTACTGGTAGATGCGCGGGTCGTAGTTGACGGCCTGCACTGAGGCTCCGCTATCGCCACTCGGGCTGATAGAGGTGATCAGCACCGGATAGCTCCAGCGATTCAGCGGGCCGAACAGCAGGTGAGGAGGCTCGATGCTCCAGCTGGTGTCTGGCTCGAAATCGAGCGCAGGCACGGTCATCCGGTAGTCATCGACTCGCGTTGCTGTGTAAGGCCCTGATAGCGTGCCATCCGGCCGCCTGATGGCCACGACGTGCTCACCATCGCCCCAGGTCAGCGGCTCAGACGATTCCAGCATGGTCATCCCGTTACCAGAGACGAAATCCAGCAGCAGCGCGCTCTGGCCATAGCCGGGCACGTCATCTGCCGCAGCGCAGTACGACAGGTATCGCGAGTTGAGCGCGTCAAGTTCTGTCGACCAGCCATAGGACCAGCGGCGGTAGAGTTGCTCCATCCTGCGCCGCATACCGATGCGCCAGGCGCGCGTCTCGTCAGTCACCCCCTCGACCTTGATCTTCTCGACGCGCCGGCCAAGGTCTCCAGGCAGGCGGCACTCGACAGTCTCTTTCTGCCAAGTGATGCCGTCCGTGTACTCCACGTCTACACCGTCGAAATCATCAGGCTGGAACGCCGCGAACTGGCGCGTCAGCTGCTCGGTCATGTTCTGCGGCGTGTACATGTGCTCGAACGTCGTGCGAGGCTCATCGCGCACCGGACGGATGAGGCCTCGATCAACGGTTAGCTCTGCAAATCCGGCCATCAGCGAGTCGTTGAGCCACTCCTTCACCGTGCCAGAGCTATCAATCGCAGCGTCGAACGTGTCCCCACGCGCGCGCCAGATTGCATCGAGGCGGTCCAGCTCCTCGAAATCGATATCGTCGTCCGTGTAGCCGATCGAATGCGCGACGTAGGCGAACCACGGCGCGATGTCGCGAGTTGGCGTTTCGACATCCCACGCTCCACCGTTGCGTACCGGCAGAACGCGGGTGGCCACGACCGACACCAGCTGCTCAGACTGCGATGCCAGGCGATGACCGCCGCGCACGCGGATGGCCAGCGTCGTGACGTCCTCATAACTGGTTGGCGGCTGCAGCTTTGACTGCAGGCCGTACCACTGAACCGTATCCTGGATGTTCGGGTTTGTCGATTTCGCACCGATACGCCGAACGCGAGCCTCCGGCCTGATAGCAGAGCCAATCGATATTTTCTCGGTGTAGCCGAACTGGTCCAGCGTCCTGGCTGTGTAGGTCTTCTTCACGGAAGTCCATGCGCCGGCAGTAGCCATGTCTCGGTACTGCATTTCTATCGTTACGGACCAGTCAATCAGCTGCCCCTTCGATCCGATGTGGATCAGGCCGCCCGGGAACATGAAGTCGAACTGAAGCTCATCCGTGGTCTCGCCTGCCGGGCATGCGGCAACCGGGCCGGCCCAGTCGCCCTCCTGCGTGCTGGCGTCGAGCGTCAGCTCTGCATCGCTCATGGTCACCGGAGTGAATCCACTCCATGCCGTGTCTGTAGCCCCGGTATCAGTGAGCCGATCGACGCTGATGGCGGTTGTGCTGCCTGCGGTCAGGCGGTAGCGCATGCCGTCGTAGCCTACTGCCAGGCGTGCAGAGCCCGGCGAAAGGCCGACCACGGGGCTGCCGTTCTCGTAGTTCAGGGCGATCGAAACAGGCGTAGGGTCGGAGGGCCCTGCCGTGGTTACAGAGGCAACCACGAATGTGCCAGCGATATCACCAGCCAACTCGATGACCATCCCAGCGAACGGCTCGAGCTGGGTCAGGTTGCCCTCGAGAGAACCTCCGTCGGAACCAACCGTATACGTCAGGTACTGCTCGATGCGCACGATCATGCCGGCGTCCCAGCCGTCCGGGAACGCGCCAGCGCCAGAGGGAACGGTGATGGTGTCGCCGCTGAAAATGTAGCTCGAGGCCGTAGATACTGGATCAACCGTATAGGTCGCACGCAGCTCGAGGCCGGCCGTTCCGCTGCTGGTTGAGCCAACTTCGGTCGCGGTATGCCACCAATCGGCCGCACGCTCAGCCGCAACGCTAGCGCCCGGCTGATAGATCGCGTATTCGGCGTCGGCGCCCAGCGAGATGACAGGCGTGTCACCGACCAGGATCTCGCTGGCGTTGATCTGGTACTTGCCCTTGCCGATGCACAGCAGCATCTCGACCCACTGCGACTTCGGGCTGCCGGCCTGGAAGTACCGGTGCGGCGGTGTCAGGTAGTCGGGGTAAACCTTGCGCCGTCCCGCGATCTCGCGGATAGGCGAGTTGATGCGGATTTTGTTGCCCTTGGCCGCTGCCTCGGCCAGCTTGTCGCCCTGCGTCGTGTTGTTCTTCGGCGTTGACGGAAGCTTGGGCATGAACAGCCCTGTGACCACGCTGACCGCCGCAACGATGGTCGCGACCGCAATCAGCGACTCAACGCCTTTTGGCTCGACGCGGATCGCTACGACATCATCAGGCCCGAACTCAGCAGTCACCCAGGCATCAGGTGAAATCAGAACACCGTTGATCTCGACGCTGATCGGCGGCGCCTCGCGCTGCTCATAGCTCGGCACATTCGCGCGCAGCCATGACTCGACAGTCATTCGCTGCAGGGTGCGATGTGTTTCGATAGGCGCGCCGGGCAACTTGCTCGGATAAATCTCGATCATGACTTGTCCCGGTAGTAGATGACGCGCGCGTATTCGCGCTTGAAATCGGTCAGGCTGAGTAGCCTGGCGCTGGTCTTGGCGTTGCGGATCTCCAGCACGCGCAGCCCATCACCGAGGTCAACCACAACGGCAACATGCAGGCAGAGCGAGCCGCGGAAGCAGGCAGCGATTGCCCCAACTTCCGGCGCGCACTCCTCCATCGTTGCTGCCTCTGCCCGGTACGCCCGGGTGAACTCGGCTGGCTGCGTGTTCCTGACATCGCCCCACGAAGGCAGCAGGCGCTTGCCGTAGATAACGTGTCGAACCTCCCTGACCAGCCCCCAGCAGTCGTAACGATCCGGCCCGCGTGCGCCGTCCTGGTACGTCGCGCGCAGGTAGTGGTCGATCCAGGTCATAGGTATTTGAGCGCCGGGGCGAATTTCGTGGTGTAGAGATCGCGCGGCCAGGCCACGTTGATTAGGTCGAAAAAGCCGGCCTGAATCTGGATCTGCGTGCCGACGATCGAGCCACCCAGCACGCTCATGCGTAGCGGGCGTTCGGCCGGCGCAGAGAGATCGCTGGCCAGGTAGGTGCGGTACATCAGCGTCACGCGCTCCTGCGCCTCAAGCGCCGCGTCGATCTGCTGCTGCGCCTCCCCGGTCACGTTGTCGATCGCGAAGGTCAGCGTCTGCGAGCCGCGGTTCGATTTCTCGGGGAGCGCGACATCGATGCCGGCTGCGAGGAACGTCAGCGCACGGCCGTCTTCGTCGATCACCGACTGATTCTCAAAACCGTTGCAGATCAGGATCGGTTCAGCCCACGCGGCGCAGATCAGCTCGATAGTCGGGATGATCACGTCGCCGCCCGACGCATACACTCGCTCGAGAATGGTCATGCCTCTGGCCACTCCCTGTTGAGTGCAAGGTCGAGAATCGAAGGATCAAGGACGTACTGAGGAAGAAGCTGCCAGCCATCACTGAGCGTTTGCCGCTCGCGGATCTCCAGCCTGCAGCTGATGCGCCAGTAATCGGGGCCATCTAGGCGCGCGGTGTAGGCAGGCGATCCATCTGAACCCATGAAGCGCATCGTCGTCTGCCGGCCAGGCCCAGATGTCTGAGCCCAGCCAGTGAACCACTCCTCGCCGTCCTTCAGTGACCAGCGGAACCAGGCCTCGAACA